CCTTTTCGCCTAATGCTTCTCTCAATTTATTTTGAAAATCAAAATAATTATCCTCAGTAATAAGCCGCAAATCATCGATCGATTTAATATTCTAAACCTCTTTACTTAAATCGCCTACAATAATAATCTATTTATCTTCAACTAAAGTAACTGGTTCATGAATAAAAAATTTAAATCCATTCTATATTATACTTTTTAATCTAGGATCAACATGAATTAAAGCAAAAAGATATTGAAGTGGGGTAGGTACGTTAGTTAAATCCAACCCCATTTCAGTGTACTCATCTTCAATATCTTCTTGAGTACTAAAAAACATTTTACGATATACGGGATAATCTATTTCATCTAATATATCTTTAATTTTCGGCGGATACACCCAACAAATATTTTTAAATTTATCCGGCATCCCCAAAAAGAATTTAGAATTAATCATAACTTGTTATATAATAAGCCATCTCATAGCAACTAATTTCTTCTGTTAGGAAGTTAATTGAAAACTCGCCGCCAACCATTTTACCAAGACCATCAATAGTCTTATTATTTAAAGACTTATGAATTTCTCCCATAATTGCAAATGGCCGCAAGTTAGAATTCTTTATCATCCATTGTGTCAAAGGAACAAAAACTTCTACATTTATAGTAAAATCACGAAATTCACCGTTTCCCGGGTTTGCACGGCCGCGCACTACACGAAGAACTACAATACTCTACGAAGTTTCTTTTGGCCCAACACGAGGAATAACCTTAATTAACTTCTCAAAAATTTCGCTCTAAATCTATACCTCAGTTAATGGCGGCTCATTATAAGGATCTTTACCCGTATAATATAAAAGTTTTACTAAATTTTCATTTGCCTAAAGCCGCGACACAATCTTCTATAAATTGATGCCAACATCAGCTAAATTACGAGTTGCCATTGCTCACACCCCCATTAAACCAGAAAAAGTCTTCACTATTATCAGATTCATCCTATTCTGGTGCCGGACTTAGGTCAAACTCATATACAGGATCTATTGTAACATATTCCACACCTGGAGTAGACTACATATCATATCCTGTTACTCTATAATACTCTTGAAATGGTTTTTCGCCAACAATAAAATAGCAATCCTTACGAATTAATTCGTTAGCTGGTGTTACAAAGAAGCTTGATTTAAGATTTTCTGCGTAAAGAGCATCCATGCGGGACCGCGAACGAATTTCATCTTTAAGCATATTATCTTCTTGACCATAAAGATAAGCATGAGTCCAATGCCATTGATCATCGCGGCCAAGCCATTTAATATAATGTGTCATCTTTAATACAATATATCTATTATATCCACTAGCTTCAATGTTTTCTAAATAATAAACCATCCAAGTTTGTTTCACATTATCTTTATCAACTATTTCAAGTAAAGTACCATTAGGTAAATTTAAATCTACTTTAGTTAACAAATACTATAAAGTTTTAGTATCATCTTGTTTATATCTCTCAAGACTGGCCGCATGATGACAATGTTCATATTCAAAATCAACACGATATACAGACTTAAGCAAATATAAATCAAAATTATACTCACGCGCGCCCTATATACGAGATTGATAGTCGTTGCCAAAACGATTTAATCTCTATTGATAAACATCATAATAACTCATAATTTTGAAAGTAGGCTCATACAGTCAAATACTGTAGTCCTAAAATATTTATAACTTAAATAACGAAGAGAGGATACTTTCGTAAGCAGACGATAATAGTTAATGGTTTTTTCTTCCTCTGGATACGACATTAATTCAATAATAATCGAATCCAAAAACTTCTCCCATTCACCCTCTTTCTCGCGCTCACACAAAAGACCAAATAATCTATTCTTTAGATTATTATTATATCCTTCTAACTCAATCATCTATAGCAGTTGCCATCTAACTATATTTAAATGGTTTTCTATTTATAGAACGATAATAAACCGCTTCAAGCCGCGCCGCATTCTTCTTCTCGGCCGCGAGCATTTGATTAAATTTATCAAGTAAATTCGCTTGTGAAAAGTCACGCTCTTCATATAGCGGCTTAACATTTTCCCAAGTAAGAATCGTTCTATTCAACCATTCACATTTCATATAGGTAGCAAGAATCTAAATTTCCTCGTTACTTAAATCTTCAACAAATGAGTCATCTTCGATTTCTAAAGACACGCGCGGGAATTTGAACCATGGGAGGGCGCCCATCAATAGTCCTTTCCAGTCTTCTTCTATATCCTCAAGATCCCATTCTGCCCATTCATCATCAAGCATTTTGACAAGAAAGGCATCATAGACCTTTTGTAATTCTGTCATGGATTATCCCTCCTGACTTAGCTTTTCAAGTTCGATTCCTTTTAATATATTCTGACCACTAATAGTCGTAAGATAATTAGCTTTCTCAATTGAACCTTCGCCGCCATGACGAATTGCATAGTCGGCAAGAGATTTAATCTGTTGAATAGTTAAATTCTTAGTTTCAAGCTTAAACTGCGCCAGCGGCATATCTCTCCAGAAACGTCTCAGCGCTTTTTCATCAAGAAGAATAAGAGTGGGTTCTTCAGCTTCTTCCGGCTCAATACCAATCTCTTTCTTCACTTCCATATCTTCAATATAGAGTATGCCTTCACGAACCATATTCATAAAAGCAGTATCAAATTGAAGCTCTTCAATTTGTTCCTTCGTAAAAACGACAGAATCGCCGCGGCCTTGCCAACGACGAGAAATATGTAAACCGACATTATCAATGCCGCAGCGGCCATCATAGGCACTTATAACTTTAATCTTATCAGACATAATAATTCTCCTTTAACTCCTTAGTAATAAAAGAGGGGAAGGGGATTATCCCCGTCCCCTCGTTAATTTAAATTAGAAACCGTAGATATCTTTCGCAGAGGTGTCTGCAAGATTCTCGTTCTTGTACATGGCCCAGTTGTGATGAGTCAGAATGGCGCATCCCATCTTCTTCCATGCAAACACTTCCATGGAATTGTCCTTATTCTCATGGTCGCGGATCTGGGTCTGTCCTTCGAGGACGACCTTAACAACCTTCTCCTGTCCAGCAGGCATAATGAAGGCGAACTGAGGATTCACATAGGTCTCCTTGTTGCTCTCATCCACAAAGGACTGCGGAATCATGACAATGGGAGTACCACGGAAGATCTGGATGTATCCAGTATCGTGAATGGCCTCAATATCCTTGGGGCTGTAGATGCCCTGGGCGGCAGAAGCAATTGCAGGAACAATCGCATCCGGACCCATAGCAGCCACGAACTCGGGAGCCGCAAAGATGATCGGAGCACCGTAGGAACGAACAACGTTCACGAGCTTCAGCATCTCATCAGCACTCCAGGAGCCAGCATACTTATTAGTAGCAGGCATAACGGCGAGAGCCGCGTACAGAGCCTTCTGAACCTCGACGAACACAGCGTTCTCAAGACCCTCGGTCACTATACCAACAACCTCAGCCAGAGACTCGGCACCGTCAAGCATACGCTCGAAGTCGATCGTGGCACCGCCACCGACTGCATGAGCGCCGACTTCGAAGGTCTCGGAGTCAAGACGGAAAGTCTCATAAACACCACTCAGACCGACCTGAGTGAGGAATTTCTTTGCACGATTACGTCCAACCTTACGTCTGAACATGGCTCTCTCGCCCTGTCCAACCTGGCGAACTTCGGCAAATGCGCCAAGAGCGTCGATGACGTTCTTCGGCAGAATCTCGTCGATGACACTGATGATGATATCATAGATGTCATAACGATTCTTCATGAACTGGTTGTAGGAACCAGCAAGCTCACGCAGACCATCGACAAAAGCATCGTTCACGTTCTCAACAGTGAAGGTCTCAGGAGCGGTACCCTTAGCGGCATGAAGGGCAATATCCTTGAACTCTTTAAGCGTCATTGTATTATACCCTCCTTAATTACACGGACAGAACCTGAAGCTGGAAAGCATCCTGGCCATCAGGCATTGTCGTTTTCTTAATAACCTGCATAACAAGTCCCTTGGAAGGAGCAGCAGCC